GTTGTATGCCTCTCGATGGGATCATCGCTCATAGAGTTCCTTTCCAGGGTTATGACCGCATCAGATAACTGAGCGATAGCGCCTGAGCCTCTAAGTTGAGACAACGATACAGCCTGCCCGTCCTCGTGGCCTTGGTTGCCGTTAGGACGCTTCAGATGCGACACAACGATCAAGGTTATTCCAACATCCTGCACAAGCGTCCTCAACTTGGTCATCATGTTGTCGATAGCCTTTCTTTCATCGCCAAGATCCTGTCCAGAAATGATGATGGATAAGTGATCCAGAAAGACAATCTTACAGTCCAGCCCTTTAGCCAAGTATTTTATCCTAGAAAGGATATTCTCTTCGGAGGTGCTGCCAAAGTGATCAAACAGGAAAATTCTACCAGTGCCTATCGTGTCCTCGAAAGCATCTTTGAGTTCCTCAGCAGAAACTTGAGTGTCGGGCAGATGCAGTTTCTTATTCGCGCTAATGCTCATAATGCTTTGAGCCGTTTTCCTAAGAGACTCTTCGAGGAACAACCCTCCGATGTTCCAGCTAGTTGTCTTGAGAATATGATGCAGTATTTCGCGCAAGAACTGACTCTTGCCTAAGCCGCTTCCAGCGGTGACCGTGATAAGCTCTGACTGCCGGAAACCGTACAGTAGCTCGTTAAGCCCCTTGTAGGGATAAACAGCCTCTGGCGTGGGTTCCGGTGTGCTTACTAGCTCCCAGAGCGTGGAGGCATCAACAATTCCATCAGGGACATATGTTTCAGCTTTCCACCAGTTGTTGACAAAGGAAACAGTTTTTCCATCAACCAAGTAATCACACGCATCTTTGCATCCTTCAATGTGTTTAACAATTTTAGACTTTGATCCGAACAACTCAGCCACTTCAGCAGAAGCCTTCTTTCCTGGTTCGTCATCGTCAAAGCAGATTACGATGTTCTCAAAGGTATCCAACCATTCATAGCTGGCTTTGCAGTCCTTCAAAGCCGATTGAGCGCCATTCTTGACCGATACGACAGGCCACTTCGACCCAAGCATTTGAAAGGCAGCAAGAGCGTCAAGCTCCCCTTCGACCAAAGTGACATACTTGCCACCTTTGTTAAACAGGGACTGACCGAACAGGGTAGTCTTACCCCACTGGCCTTCGACAGCAAAAGTCTTGTTGGCTACGGTACGCACCTTCGAGGCGACATACAAGCCTGCTTCATCCGTGTAAGGATAGATGTGCTTCGCGTCTGTCTGAGTTACTTTGTAGTAATCGCAAGTGTCCCTTGTGATCCTACGATCTGGGATGGGTTTTACTTCGCCTGTGGTCTTCATAGCTTTTGCTCGGTTAAATTCTTCTTTCCAGCGCTCACGGTCTTCATTAGCTGCTTCACTGACAACTTTACCACATTTATGACAATAGGTATGACCGTCCGTGTACAGGGCATTTGCGTCTGAGCTTCCGCAATGGTCACACGCGATATGCTTCACAAAATCGGAAGCTAACTTTAAAACACTCACTGGTTTTTCTCCTTCAGTTTAATCTCAATCGCAGTATAGAAACTTATCGGGCCTTTTACGGTATCGGCTATGCCCAATACTTCACCCATAGACAACCACTTAAATTCCTGGAGTACGCGCTGCTCTATAAGGTTAGCGAACTCTTTCAGTTCGTTATAGTTAGGCGTATGCACCACTCCAGCGAGCTTATTAGCCTTGACCCACAGTTCGATTATAGTCTCTTCATTCATAGCAGTGCCTCCTCAGCGTACCTATGGTACTTAAGACCGTCTTCTATGATCTTCATAAGCTCAGGCGAGGCCCTCTTGAACGGATCGTGAGTGTTCCATTCGTGAACAGCCTTTTCATACCTTAGTTTCTTAAAATCCTTGTCACAAAAGCCCCTGCATTCACCTACTGGATAATCACATAAAGCATAATTGCAAGCCATTTTAGTTCCTTACTTTAGAGCAACCTTAATTAAGGTTAAGACAAAAACAATTAAGGCTAATGTCATTTTAGTGCCTTTTCACTATTTCGATCATATTCCATGATCAAATTAGCTACATCTCTTAAGACATTATCTCTACCATATTGATGAAATACTTGAATAATATCTTCCAAGACAGAATAGTACCAAGATTCCTCTAGCATCTCTACAATTTCATTATCATCCATAATAGTTCCTTAGTTGGCATGAAAGTTGCTATACTATAAAGTATATAAAAGTATTATTAACTATAATAGTTAATTATCTTTTAAGTCATAACTTTTAAGTTCTAATATGTCATAATAGTCCTCATAATATGGAAAATCTAAAACATCAACATCACTTGCTGTCATTAGGTCTTTTCTGTCTATTGTCGGGATAATCTCCTTCACTTCGTTATAACAATAATTACACAAATCCAGGAACTGGAAAGTATTAGCATTTTTTCTTGTTGCCTCAAAGTCACTCAGCAACGCATCACAAGCCCTACAGTGCATAAATTGTCCTTTCCTGGTTGTCGCTTTCTTTCTAGGTTGTTCGCCATAGATGGCTACCTAGCCCTACACTAGGGCCTAAAAAGCGCTCTAAGGCCCGATTAAGGGCCTTCCTGAGCCTAATTTTCTAGCCTCCAGTCTACCACATCATTCAACCAAGTTTCAATAGCGTACTTTTTCAATACTTGATTAAAATTGTCAACATTTTTCTGATTTGCTGACATTAGTAATGTATTGAATGCTTTCAGTACCGGCTGATTCCATAATGCATCAGTCATAAATTCCTGGAATGTGAACCTTTCGAGCCTATTCGCGTGAATGTTTAGCCAGCATAACTCACCTTCAGCGCCTTGAGTTTCGATAAACTTTCGGGCATCGTCTATATAATCATCTACTAATGCTTCGCTCATTTTATAGCCTTTCTACAAGAGCCACACAAAACGCTGGATTCTGAATTTTCCAGCTTCACCATTGTACCATAATGCGCCCACCAGTAGCCGAATGAGCCACTGGCTATGGCTAAAGTGGACAAAAATCCCACAATAGCCAATGCATTTTTGATTCTACGATACCAGCGTCTCATGTTCTGCTAGTCCTTTTTCCAGGAAATCGTTCAAAGCTGGTATGTCTTTCTCGTAAATTGTCCATTCAGGAAACCCACCATGTAAGCATAGCCCATCAGTCAGCCTGAACCCATAGAACCCTTCATGCCCCAGTAGGGTTTTGACATAATAGCGCGACACAAATTGACCCTTCGGTGTATGTGAGTATCTTGAATCGAAAAATTCCACCAGTAGTTCGTTGTCTTTTTTGTCGATTGTGAAATCCACATTAAATTTGTCTATTGTTAGCATTTTAGGCCCCTTTGGTAATTGTTACACCTTCGCATGAGACTGACTCTATTGTGTCCCTATTTATCGACCGATAGCCCTTCGACTGCATATCGTATACGATAATGTACTTCTCACGGTCTACAGTGCATTCGCCACCTTTCAAGTGCTTGGTAACACCTAGCCGACAATTCATCGTCCTAAGTGTTCCATCTTTTTTGTAAAATGCGACTGTGATAAATTTTCCGTTGGATTGTTCAATAAAATCTGATAGCTTCATTTTAGATTCCTAGTTTTGAATAGATTACTGAATAGAACCATGCTTGCCTAGTTTTTACGCTAGAGAACGGATAACCGTAGCGCATAGCGTAGTCGGTAGCGCTCGCGACATGATAGCGCCATATATGGGCCTTGCCAGTGGTAAGAGTGTTCATTTTATGAGAACATCAAAGTAATGTAGGGCCAGCGCAGTTAGGACAAATCCTAGCACGATGGCGAGTATGTAATCTTTAAAATCCGGTTTCATTATTGCACCTTTGAAATTAGACCATTATGCATGGTAACACGGGCAAAAAATTCACGCCCAAGGCCGGTGATGTGCGGCCTATTAGCGCCCGTCAGAGTACCGTTTTCCTGGTATTCTGGCCCGAATAGGCTAGTCTCAATGTACTTCAAAGGCTTACCGATTGAAGCTTTAAGGTCTTTTTTGCTGGCATAGTTTAGAACAATCATTTTTCAGTCCTTGATAAGTTAACCCTAGGGGAAATCCTAGGCCATAGCGTACCCCAGAGGATACGCTACAGTCTAAAATTTAGCGTTTGCGATTCAAGTAGGCCAGCGCTTCGGCCCTCGAGTTAAACCGCCCACCTAATGGCGTATGATGCGGCCCACGGACAATAAACCAGCCAGCCAGTATTTTAGAGTGTATGATTTTCAGTTTCATTTTAGGCCCCTTATGCTACAATTTTTAGCTTGATAACCTTAGACATTTTAACCCCATGTGCCGGATACGCGATAAGGGCCACGGATTTGTCATAACAAGCGCGACAGCCTGAGCATTTCCCGCCATTGGCATATGCTTTGCACAATGTCATTTTATCTGTAGCATGGTCTGGAGTAGGCACGATAACGCTACCATGTAATCCCTCGATAAATTCGCCCGTTACGCTATCGCTAGAGAATCGCACCGATACATTGTCAAGCACTTGCATTTCAGACAATACGCCCCTGAATTTGGGAAATTTATGCATACGTGTTGGAAGCCAATGTTTAACCCACGGAGTGCGCTTCATAACTTCCAGGATTTTTTCGGCTAGTGCCAGAGTGTACATATCGCCACTGTCAAACCATCGGAAATAGCGGTCAGAATCTAGCGCTTTTACCATATCATCGGCCCATTCTAAGCGCTGCCAGTCTTCCCGATTTTCTAATCGTGGTGCTTTGACGTTAGGGTATCGGTAGTTGCCAGTAGTGGCATAGCAGCCGGAGCAGGCATCTACTAGAGAACCATCGGCATTTTTACTTCCCGGGCAAGTATCCAAGGCCTGCAGCGACCATGAACGAATGCCATCTAGTTTAGATGTGGTGCTAATGCGTATCATTTGCGAATCCTTTGCAAGTTAAAGTTGATTTGTCAGTCTAATAATCTCTTCCGGTAGCAAAATAGGCATGATGCAATCCTTAGTAAGTTGATAATGGGTGCATTGTAGCCCTCGAAAGAGGGCTGGCAATAGGTGTTTTCCCTAATAGTTTCACGTGAAACATTCAATCAAAACGATAAACAGCATTGATGCGGGTTCCGGCTTTCAAAGCTCCGCTATCGGCGATTTCCCGATTAATGATAGCAAAGGCATGACCTTTGACCATACAAACAAACCTACCTAAGGGAATCTCATCCAATAGA